AAGTTTGTCACGGGCAAAGGTAACACCAATAAGGATTTGGTATTGATGAATGTCTACAAGAAGTGGGGTGTGGAATTCTCCAGCAGTGATGAAGCTGACGCTTTTGTCCTAGCAAAAATTGGGCAGGCTCTTCTCGGCGGTAATGAGGACCTGACCAAATATCAGGCTGAAGTGATTGACGAGCTTCGGAAAAAGTATAAGGGGGTACTGTGATGGGGGAAACAAAACTGTTTTGGGCCGCATTAGTCACAATAGCCGCAATCTTCGCATCGGGGGTATACACCGGCATAAAATTAAAGGAATCACAGCTAAAGGAATCTACCAAAATAGAAAACCTCCGTTTCTAGGAGGTGGGCGCCATGGGATAAATGATGGAGTTTTTATTGGTTGCCTAGTACTAACCTACGATTGGCAAGATAAACGGTACAAGCTGGCCCAGGTCCGGGATATCGAGATTACCGGTACTAAAAAGACAGGTGTAAAGTTGAATACTGGAGAGTGGTTAAACATGGACGAATTTATCCCAGTGAGCCGGTTAGGGTACCGGGCCCATGAAGTGATGAGGCAAAGGGGGTTGTGCCAGCTGTGAAGTTTGTATACATGAAAATGTTGCCGTGCGGCATAAATGTTCCCCAGGATAGATGCTGTGCCGATAATTGCCCATATCCGAAGATTAGAAAGGACGATTTAAAGAGCCAGTTTAATGCAATAGAGATGTGCTATAAGTGGCACAAAAACGGGCAAAAAGGGCCGGACCCGGTGAGGTTTCTTAGGGGGTGAGGTGATTGGGGCAAGTAAACGAAACTGGAGAGATAATGAGAATAGGTATGCGGTGCCCCAAATGTGGCGCATATTTGGTAGAAGATAAAGATAAGATTGGATATTGGGAATGCCCGTATAAGTGCGGAGAATGGTGGCCTGATGAAGATAAAACGAAAGAAGATTTCGCAAGGGCAGCCAGACGGGCTATGCAAGAAGATATACGGATTGGCGGAGCTATTCTCAAGAAGGGTGGAGGGAGCAGATCAAAGCGACGTAAAAAAAAGGTTAGTAGATCCCTTATGACCGAGAGGTACAGGTTAGAATAGGAGGAGATAAGTAGTTGACAAATTGACAAACATAAATTACGATTAAAGTAGCTACCTGTCGCTATCTGGCGGCAGGTTTTGTTTTGCCCAAAATTAGATTTTAGATTGAAGGGTGATTGGATGTCATCGTTTCGATTTTCTCTGTACATGGTTTTAATCGTACTGCTGGCAGTCGCAATGCTTCCGGCAGTTTTCTTTTTATATCAACTTTATTATCCGTGGGAAGGGGGCTGGAATAATTGCAGATACGAGAAATATTACAGCGCAACCAGCCCGAGATTTATCGGCAGATTCAACGGCTGGAGAAAGAAAATGGCCAGCGCCAGGTCAAAACTACGCGAGCCGATGTCATCGAATGCATGCGCCATGGAGCGTGGCGCAGGGGTAGCAGGGGAGCAGTGAGGCAGATAAGGTGGGAGTAAATGACTAATCAAATTTGCATGAAGTGCGGCAGAGAATGTTATATTCCTTGCGCTGCAATAGAGGAACTAACAAGAATATTTACCAATTTGAGGATAGAAGAAAAAAAAGAAATAGTTAAACAACTACGTGAAAAATTGGATTTAGTCGACTATGAAGTGGCAGATGATTTAAGAGAGCTAGGAGAAAAAATAATAACTGCTATGCCAGAATTAAGCCTTATAAGGGACTATAATGTCAGAATCGGTTATGTAAGGAGCTATGAGGAGAAGAGAGACAAAGGCAAACAGGTGTATGCAGATTGCAGGAAGGTACGAGGTCCATATACCGCATATCTTCCTTTTGATTTTGTTATCACTTTCTATGAGCCAAACATCTGTGACATGACGGAAAATCAGAAAAAAATATTAATGCTGCATGAATTAAAACATATAGGAATCGGGGAAAGAGGGTTGCGGATTGAAAATCACGACATAGAGGATTTTAAAGATATCTTATATAGATTCGGTATCGAATGGAACGGGTTTAATCAAGATGTTCCAGATATATTGGCAGGTGGTGATATTGAGGAAAAAAGAAGGGGTAAGAAAAAGTAAGGAATGGAGACCTCACGCAAAACAAATTAAGATGGCGGAACTCCTTTTAAATCCCGAGGATAGAAGGACAAAACAAGAAAAGTGCAAAGAGGTCGGCATTACGCCTAAAACCCTTTGGAAGTGGATGAAGGACAAAAGGTATGTTGAATATGTAAACAGCCAGCTTGACCAATATACCAATAGCGAACTGGCAGAAGTCTGGAAAGCATTAATAAACCAATGTAAGCGCGGGAACGTGCAGGCTATTAAACTTTTTTTTGAGATGAAAGAGTTGCACCCAAGTGTAAAGGAATGGTAACATGGCAAAATATGCGATATTAAAAAGCTTCTATGCGTCTGAGGCCTGGCAGAAGTTTAGGACAGCGATTATTGCCGAGCGCGGACCAAGATGTCAGAAGTGCAGTAAAATTATTGCCAACCCGCTTGATTGTATATTGCACCACATAAAAGAGTTGACGCCTGAGAATGTCCGGGACGTAAACATAGCATTGAATCCTGATAATGTCTTAATTGTTTGTCACGATTGTCATGATAAGGTGCATAATCGTTTTGGTTATAAAGCTGAACGCAATGTGTACATCGTTTTTGGCCCGCCGTTAGCAGGCAAGATTTCTTACGTTCGTGAACATATGAGTCGGGGAGATTTGATTGTGGACATGGATAGGTTGTATAGTGCCGTATCAATGCTGCCCGGTTATGATAAACCTGATAATCTGTTTAGTAATGTAAGAGCTATACATAATCTCTTAATAGATAACATCAAAACGAGGTATGGTAAATGGAATAATGCATGGATTATTGGCGGCTATGCTGATAAGTACAAGCGTGAAAAATTGGCCGAAGATTTAGGCGCCGAATTAATCTTCTGCGATGTCAGCAAAGAAGAATGCTTGCGCCGGCTGGAGATGGACGAAGATAGGCGCTACCGGAAAGACGAGTGGCGCGGATACATTGAAAAATGGTTTGCTGAATATACAACATAACCCCCCCCGTTGAAAAAAATGGCGACTTTCCTAATGACCGTGCGCCCGACCCTTTTTTCACACACGGCAAAAATTTTAAAATTCTCTGGAGGAATTCAGATTCATGTCAAAACAGGCTGAGTATCAAAAAGAACTTGCAAAACTGCAGGAAATCTTTAAAGAAGTAGAGCCTTCAAAAACGAAACTCGTTGAGGGGCTAATTGAAGATGCTGCCTTCCTGAAAGCCGAAAATTATGCTCTTCGACAGTTCATTTCCGAGACTGGCATGATAAAGGTCCATCCTAAACATCCTGATCTTCAGAAACCGATTGAGGCTGCCAAGCAGTACCTCAAAAACGTCAACTCGTACGCCGTGGTCATAAAGACCCTGAACGGCGTTTTAAATAAGGGCATCATCGAAAACGAGGACGAACTGAGTGAGTTTGAATGAGCCATGAATATAACGGTACCCACTCTTATCTCCTGGAGTACATACACAAGTGCAAGACAGGTGAAATCCTAGTTGGCCACGAATTAATGCAACAACTTGACATACTGCTAAAGCACTTTGATGATCCAGCCATTAAGATAGACTTCACAGAGGCCCATAAAAGAATAAAATTCATTGAAACACACTGTCGCCATTTTGAGGCACCGTTTGCCGGGAAGCCGTTCATTTTGATGCTGTTTCAAAAGGCATTTATTGAGTCTATTTATATATTTTACATTTACGATAATGAAATTGGACGATGGGTTCGTAAATACCAAGATGTGTTGTTTCTAGTTGCAAGAAAAAACGGGAAAGCTTTAGCTTTAGATACCCCTATACCGACCCCGAACGGCTGGACTACGATGGGTGATTTAAAACTAGGAGATTATGTATTTAACGAAAAAGGTGAACCTGTAAAAATAATAAGAATATCAGATGTTTTTACTGGTCATAAGTGTTACAAAGTAATATTTGAAGACGGGGAAGTAATAACAGCTGATGCTGAACACATTTGGACAGTGACGACAAAGACAAGTAGGAGAGCATTAAGTTATAAACCAAAAAGCAATAGGAAACTACTTAGACCTGACTACCGAAAAAGAAACGGTTATTTCAATATAACCACTGCCGAAATGGCTAATGATTTTATGTATAAACGCAAAGATGGGGGTATAGAGTATAAATATCGCGTGCCCATGAATGATGCAATACAATATGGACATAAAGACCTACCTATCCCCCCTTACATTCTAGGTGTTTGGCTTGGTGATGGAGAAAATTGCAGGTCAAGGATTAGCGTTTCAAATGAGGAGTTAGATGAACTTCTATCTTATATAGAACAATCAGGTGGCAAGATTATTAGTATAAAAGATGACAAAACTTGCAAAAGAGTAAATATCACACTTAAAGAAGGATGTCTAAAAACAGAATTAAAAAATCTTAACCTAATGTGGAATAAGCACATTCCTGATATTTTTTTACAATCATCAGTTGAACAAAGAAAAGAATTGTTAAGAGGTTTAATGGATACAGACGGGTATTGCAGCAAATTAGGGCAGTGCGAGTTTGTCCAGAAAAGCAAAAATTTAATTAATGATTTTAGCCAGTTATTATCGTCATTAGGGATTAAACATACAATTCGCGAAAAGAAAGCAAAATGCAACGGGATAGATGCAGGCACTGTTTATTCGGTGCTTTTTTTTGTTGACAAAACAAACTCTTGTTTTAAACTCAGGCGGAAACATAATCGCTTAAAAAATTCACTGGCTAATAGGATGAAAAATAAAAGTATAATTGACATTAAAGAAATTGATAGCGTGCCGACTAAATGTATTGGAGTTGATTCGCCAAGAAATCTTTATCTAGCAGGAAAACGAATGACAGTTACACATAACACTCCCCTTGTTTCAGCCATATGTTTGGCTGAATTTTTCTGCGGTCCGATGGGACTTAAAATACTCTGCTCAAGTAACGACTACGAGCAGGCGGACCTCATGTTCCAGGCCATAAATGCCATGCGAGAAGAGTCCCCGACTCTGGAAAAAGTCACACGCAAAAATATAAAAGGAATTTTCTTTGGTAACCCTAAAAAGCCTAAGAAAACCGGAAAGTTTTCATATCGAAACAAAGGTAACATACGAAAAATATCAGCTAAGACTGGTGCAAAAGAAGGCCGAAACTTAGGCATGGCTGCGGCAGACGAAGTACACGAACTAAAAGACAACACATCTATCATGCCGATTAGACAGGCTTTGTCAACTCAAGACGAACCTTTATATTTCGAACTTACAACCGAGTGAATGGTTAATGACGGTTATCTTGATGAAAGACTTAAAGAAGCCAGGCAAGTTTTAAACGGCGAGCTTGAAAGACCGCGCTGGCTCATATGGCTTTATACTCAGGACAGTGAGGCTGAAATATGGCAGGATGAAAAGACCTGGGTTAAAAGCAACCCTGGCCTTGGTGTTATAAAAAAATGGAGCTTTCTTCGACAGATGGTTGAAGAGGCAAAAACAAGCAAGTCTACCAGGGTTTTTGTCTTATCTAAAGACTTTAATATAAAACAAAACAATGCGACAGCTTGGTTGATGCAGGAAGATATAATCAACCCGGAAACATTCGATATTGAAGAGTTCAAAAACTGCTTTGCAATAGGGGCTGTTGACCTATCAAAATCTGGTGACTTGGCCTGCGCCAGGGCAATGTTCATGAAGCCTGGAAGTCAGAAAAAATATACGATAAGGAAATATTTTATTCCGGAATCAAAGCTTGCTGATCTACCGAAAGAAGATAAAGATATGTTTATCCAGTGGATTCGAGACGGTTTGATTACCGTATCACCTGGAAACGAAAATGACTTTAGCCTTGTTACGGCTTGGTTTGTAAAGCTATTCAAGGATTATGGAATCCGATTCTATAAGATAGGCTATGATAAATGGTCCGCAATATATTGGGTCAAAGAAATGGAAAGTTACGGGTTTGATTGTCAGCGTGTCGAACAAACCTGGGGCAGCATGTCTGAGCCTATGAAACTTGTAGAAGCAGACCTAAAAGCCAAACTGCTAAACTATGGTAATGATCCCATAGATAAATGGTGTCTGGAGAATACCGCATTAAACATGAATTCCAAAGCGGAAATCATGCC